CGTCTCAGTGGTTGGCTATTATATAGAGTTTGAATCGTTTGGCAACCCCTATTTGCGATTATTTTTAATTATTTAGCAATTATTTTCGATGTATTTCATAAAATACTGATATTTATAGGAATTTTTTATAATGATTTCTGGTTTTAATTTCAATTATTTTGCTCTGATGCGGTAATCTCTAATTGCTGTAATTTGCGCGTCAAAGTATTGCGCCCCCAACCCAGTAAGTTGGCGGCGGCTATCTTTTTACCGCCGCTATGATTGAGAGCAGCTTGCAGTAACACACGCTCAAACTCGGGCGTTGCCGTTTGTAAAATATCGGTTTCACCGGTTTGCAGCGACTGCTTCGCCCATATAGCCAACGCTTGCTGCCAGCTTTGCTTGTCATGCGTTTGGGTCAATTGACTGTTCTGGCTGTTTTGCATGTTTTGATGCACGTGATATGCCGCATTGCTTTGTTGCTCTACATTAGGGGCAATATTGTCTAGC